TTCAAGCTCTACATTGTCTGGCTTGTCTGTATCGCCGTCAATATTAACTATTCTTGCCCCCCTGCCTAATTCGGCGTTATCGCGAAAAAACTTTTTATTTACAAGGCTGCCAGAGCATTTAACTTTTAAAAGTCCTATTCCAGGAACCTGTGCGCTGTCATCTTTCTCGTTCCCACCTTCAGCGGTTGATCTTAAATGAATAAAATCTTGTTCTGCATTTAAACTTCTGAGTTCACTGCCAGGTACGGGGACTATTTTAAACTCAAGTTCATCATAATCATCCTTGTTTGGAGCGATTATTTGAATGTAATTGTATTGAGCAACTGGCTTGTTGCCGATAACAACAAAATACTTGTCAAAAAACACAAAGTCCCTACTGGTATTTGCTTTTCTTACGGCAACACGAAAAGCGGAAGCTCTTGGAATGAAAATGTTAACTGTTCCAGTTGTCACTGTCGTCTTATCTTTTCCAAACTCTTTGATTTCGTCTGGCGTTGGCAATCCATTAATAGCCGTCAATCCATTTAAACGTTGAAAGACTGTGCTTTTGATGCCAAGCTCTGTAATGACTGCTGCTCTATTATTTCTGATTGAGGTAATTGACATTCGCGTCAAAGGGTAATATTGCGGACCTACCCCTCGTTTGTCATCAATATATATTGGAGGATGAACCACCCGATGCTTGCTTACAATACCGACTGTCTTAAATGCAGACGTTGAGGTATCAATACACTCTAAAGTAATGAATTGAGAGCCTTCTCCAGTGCGAAAGACTCCTTCCCTTCTCCTACTAATAACCTTCCAAAGCGTTCCAGCAATAGCAAATACTTCTCCTTTCTGCATTTGCTCGTAAGCTGCAACTTGAGATTCAAAAACAAGGCTGTTTATTTCGCTTACGCTTACAGCGGCTGAAGAGGTTTTGTAGACTTCCTCGTTGATCTCTGTGTCACTAATAAGAAATACAGCCGTATCTCCCTTGCTAACACGAACCTGGCGCGTATAGTCTTCGCCATTTGTTGTTATTACCGTGTTACCTTGCTTAACGCTAATCAGACCCATCCTTGGGCTGTACTGGCGACCAGTCCCCGATTGATGCTGTCTGTAAAGATCGTCAGTAACAAAAGCAGCTTTATTGTAGGAAGAGCCAGCACTTTTCCCTTCTTCTGCATCTCTTCTGCGGGCTTCGTTTTCATCGCCAACAATCTTTACTCGTTGCATCACCTTTGCTCTTTGGCTTTTCTTTGTTTCAGAAGCATCGCTGCCGTCTTGACTTTTGTTTTTCCCAATAGGAATGACTTGATAATTTATTTTTATCCCATTGCCGTTTGCTATTGGTGCATACGCTCCAAACTCAGCTGAATTTACAGGCGAGTATGCATGACAAAAAGGCTTAGATTGATTTGAATCATTTGTTGGGGCTAAAAATACGTCTTCTGTTTTTACGTCACCGGTAGCAAGTCCTACTCCTGGATTGCCACTGTCTGGGGTGCCATGAGTGCCGTACTTGATATCTGCCCCTTTAATCCTTGGCCCTGCTGGAGTGGTAGTAGCCGCTCTCCAGTAAAATGCAAATCCGTCTTCATGGATAGGATCAAGTGCATTGTTGCCAAGCATGATCCCTTCAATTGCTGGCGGCTTAATACCGTCGCCAACTCCATCGTCAACACCCTGCTCACCTACAACAAACATCAATAAAGCTGATTGCTGAGTTCCATAGCTAAACATCCGTGACCAAACAAGCTTTGGTGTTACAAAAATGCCACCGACCTCTCCCCTTCCTCCCCCTTGATATAATCCAAAAATAATTGGTATTGGAGAGGCATAGTCCGCTAACTCGGTTAAAGTGTCGAAACCACTCGACGGACTAAATTTGCTTGGTCCGGTGATGCTGCCAGTATCCAAGGAAGAACCTCTCGAAGCCGAAGGCATCTTTGGCTTTGGCATCAACAGGTATGAGATGCCCGTAAGGACTAAACCAACTGCTACTTGGGTCAGAATTACAGTTGTTGCTGATTTTGCGGTTACTGCAGCTGCAGGCGCTGCCATTCCTATAGGCCAGATATTCTGAATGTCAGGAATATGGTCGTATTCAGCCGGTCTTACGTAACCACGCCGCCTTACTTCAGCCGCGAAAAGTTGATACTCTTCTTCCGTAATTCCAATAGTTTGAATTAACTGCTTTTCGTACGGAAGCAGTGGTACTTCATAAACATTTGGGCCGAAGACCACTGCACCTTTTCGGCTTTTGGCTGAATATAAAGAATGCCCTTTTGCCATGTTACTGCGAAAGTCCAAGAGTTCTCTGCTAGCAGCAGAATGTCCCCATCATACTCAGGCTTCTTGACCCGAAAACCCCAGTTCAATAAATCACGCGATACTTCCCACTTGCTCGCTTCGTACCAAGATTGCTTGAACGGTGGGGCTTTGATGCCAAGCTCGTTCCAAACCTCGTAACACAAGTGAATGCAATCAATATGGCCATCGCTGCCGTCAGCGCCAAGCCGATACGGCATTCCAATGAGATCAGCGCAACCGGACATTGCTGCTAATCGGCAAATTGCCAACGTTTGACTTGGTCAACGCACGTCGTGGAACATCCGTTCCAACGGCATCCAACACAGTGCTTAGCTCAAGGTTTATTGATACGTTGTCCCACTGACCTCCAGTCACTTGGCCGACATAAGTGTGGACAACGCTATGTGTTGCTGACAATCCAGTGTCACTGTCGGGATCCTCAATGATTAATACGTCAACTTCCATGATCCAACTTTTTTCAAGCGCCTCCACAGCCCAATTTCTGGCCAACCTCCCGGTTTTGTCTTTTTCACCGGCTTCGTTGGGGAAGACAATAGTGGCCTCTAGACCGTCGCCTGTGCGATTAACGGTTACGCCAGAGAAAGAAAACAGAACAAAACTATAAACTTCTCCATGATAAGTCAATTGCATGCAAATTAAAGAGATTTGAAACCTGTAATTGATTGTATTTTTTGGCTTGATCCGCAAAGCATGACCAAAGGCAAAACTTGTCATAAACCTAACCTCTTGCGAGTGCCGCCACTCATTTGTAATCGTTTTAGCGTATTCTGTTCACCCCGTTGTGCGCCTTGTGTTGCTGCACGTTGCATCCCACTTTGGAACTGATCGGCAGTTACATAATCAACGCTGTTGATACGCTCCACGGTGTAGCGAACGTCGATTGGTGCAGTCGATGAGGATCCTTCACCCATTTGACTTTCTAGTGGCTCCAATCCACCAGAAGAGGAACCACTCCTCTTACGCGAATAGCGATTCATAGCTTCTACAGCCCCGCCTTGGTTCGTTACTTCAACGCCAAGACGACCACCAGGCCCTCTCTTCAAAGGCATAATCGCCTCTGGACCCGCCTCGCCCATCACTCCAAAATTACCTGCACCCCCTTTGCCGTATTCAAAGAAAGTTGGACGATCAACGATTCCACCAGAGGCGAAAGGCACAATGCCGTTCTTGCCTAAAGCAGCTCCATTCTTCAAACCCAAGAAGTTACCAACTCCTGGAATAAGAGAGAGGCTTTTGAACAGTGCAGCTTTAAGGAATATCTTCGCTAAATCTTGCAATATTGATCTTGTCATATCAGCAAAAGCAGCCTTGCCTGTTACCGCAAAGTCGACGATAGCGTCACCAAAGCTAGAGACAGCTTGCACGCCAGCCTCGGCCAATGCAGTCTTTACGTCCATTGCAGACTCAAAGACATCCTTTAAGCCTTGTTTGAATTTACCCAAAGGACTTGCTGCTTCTTCGAGGAATCCCCTCATTTGCCTTAGCGCCTCTGCTAATTCTTCGCTCGTCATTACGTCGGCGTAATCCTCAGCAAACTTGGCAAGCTGGCGGTTTATATCAACACGAGATCTTTCTTCTTTGCTTAAACCTTCAGCTGCAAAACGAGCATTTTGCATTTCTACGTTTGCAGACTGCAATAGCTCGTTTCTCTTTATATGGATATCATTTACAGCTTTTGCATACGTTGCATTAGCCTGCTCCTCCATGTTTGTAGCTTTTACCAAGTCCTCAGTCTCGGCTTTAGCCGCAAGACTATCTATCGCAAGCTGTACTTCAGCTGCTAAAAGTTCATTCTGACTTGCTTGAGCTGTTCGCAGCTGACGCCTGAGACCTAACTCAGCTTGTGTCATCTTGACTTTTTCGCTGCCAGATCCATCGCCGGACGGATCGATATCAAGGCCAGGAATAGTTGCTCCTTCCTTCAGTTGCTTCAGAAGATCGCTCATGCCAGTGTCTATTGTTCCCAGCTCTTCGCGTTCACGTATTACTTTCTCTAAGTTTTTGATGTCGGCAAGCCTTTCATCTCTTGTAGCCGTGAGGCCCTCTCTCATCAGCTCCTGATCACTCTTGACTTTGTAAGGCAAGACTGCGTCTGCGGCCGATGTGTCCTGCGTGTTGTCAGGCACAGGTATTGCGTTTATTTGAGTATTTAACCCTATAACTTCCCTGTTGTACTCTCTTAGTCTCTTTTTGGCGTCGTCAACCGAAGTCGCACCGCCTGCCACGCTATTAATAAATCTGTCGTGACGGTTAATGTAATTGTTAATCGCTACGCCAGCTGCTGTTATTCCAGCGGCAAGTGCATAGAAAGGATTCAGCAGTAAGGCTTTGTTTAAAAGCAAAATTGCTGTCTTTAGGAACCCAACCCTTGCGATCAAGGGGACAATTCGAGCGGAAATCGTTGTTATTAAAGCAAGCGCCTTTGCTCCTGCCGTAGCTCCAACCAGGATAATTATTACGTCTTTTATTTTGTCAAAGTGAGTTATCAAAGCGGCTATGCCGTTAATTATGGCTTTTATGCCCTGAGCCGACACCTTGGCGATATTTACGATTGCTGGTGTAAGGTCTTTTAACGCCTTAGTTATTGACTGCTGCAATTCTGAGCCGATACTTACAAGCTGCTCACCAAGCTGTCGCCTGACTTCCTGGAAAGCAATGGCTTGACGCTGACCAGACTCTTCCGAGCTGGCTGCCATTTCCAAAGCGCCATCGCTGTATTTCTTAACAGCGAATTGAAGGAAATTGACCAGCTTGTCTAGTCCGACCTCTCCGTTCTTGAGCATTTTTTGCAGCTCTTGAGTGCTTATGCCATTAGCCTCAGCAAACGCTGTAACGGCTGCGGGAAAACGCTCGCCGAGCTGCCCGGAAAGCTCCTCGGCGCTAATTTTACCCTTGCTGAACATTTGCACAAGAGCTGTTAAACCGCCACGCACATCTTCGGCTGAACCTTTTGTTGCCTTGATTGCTTTAGTTGCTCCTAAGAATGCTAATCCTGCTGTTTCAATATTTCCTCCAGCTCCAAGTACCGCAGCACTGAGTCGAGTCATCCCGATAGTGGCGTCTGCTCTTTCAACGTTCAAGTTCGCAACCGCATATTCAATTACCTGAGTAGCGACAGCCTCGTTCTTCGCTGTCTGTGCTCTGGCTTTTGACGACTCACCTTCTACAGTAATCAGCCTTCTTAGTGCCTTTTCAGAGAGACGAATTGAGGCTGCATAATCGGTGAAGCCTGATATCTGCTGAGCCAAAATCCCAACGCTTGCTCCAATTCCACCACCGACCGCAGCACCTGCAGCTCCTCCAATCGCAGCGCCGCCAAGAGCGCCTGCAGCACCTAATGGCCCCCCAAAAATACCTGCAGAAGCAACAGCACCAACAGTCTGCGCTGCGCCTTTTGCGCTAAATCCACGACGCTTATTTAGCCTTGCAAGCCTCTTGTCGACCTTATCTATCTCTCTGCCAACTTCTCGATAGCTCTTGCTTGCAGGATTAAGTCCAGCTCTTAAGGATGCCCAGCTATTGCGCTGCGCTTCAAGACTTCTAATGCTGCCATTCGACGCCAACGTAGCCTTCTTGATGTCATTCGCCACCTCTCCATAGCTCTTACCCATTCGGTCAATATCAGCCGAAATACCAGCCATGCCAACATTTCCAATGCTTTGGTAGAGGCTGCTAATTTCACGTACTGGTCGCTGCACTAAAGAAGCAGGTGCTCCTGCTCCGCCAGCAATCATCGCTCCTGTTCTTGGGTCTCTGGTGCCAATTGCTCCCGCTCTGGCTGACTGCATCCCAACAATTTTTTGTGCCCTTCTTTCGGAACGCTCTTGTGCCCGAGCTAAGTCGTCAAAAGCCTTGGAACTAACTCCAAGTACTTGGTTCAACTCCTCCTGGGCATCTTTTAGCTGTCTGCTCGTGGTGGTGTAGTCCTTGCTGCCAATTTCAAGATTTTCAATATCCTGAGCGAGTTCTGCAATTTTTTGCTTTAAAGCTGCAGTCGTAAATGTTCTGCTGATATCAACCTTTTGAGAACTGACAGCAGCGCCCGCTGCAGCCTTGTTTGCTGCAACAACACTTCCCGCAAGAACCACTTGCCTCTGCTGAGACCTAGTAAATTCCTGGGTTATGGAGTTAAGCCTTACTAGAGCATTAGTATATTCCGCTGAAGATATTTTGTTCTTTTGCAGCATTTCTTGCTGCGCCTGTAATTGCCTAGTAGTTTTTTCAGGGATTCCAGAAGTAAATTCCCCAGCAATTTGGCCAGGAGACCTTGGCTTTCGCGCAGTTTCCCCTTCTTTCCTGTTCAGCTTGTCAAGAGACTGAGTAAGACCATCAATGTCTTTTCCTAGTTTTCTATATACAGAGCTGCCAATGGTTGCCTGTTGCCTTAAACCCTTGAAGGCTTCAATCTGACCTGCAATCGACTGCCTGCTGAGTTGCCCTGCCTTTGCAAATGCAGTGACACTACGTCTGATTTGTTCTAGTTCTTTGTCCGCAGGACCAGCGGCTTTGCTTAGGCCACGAAATGCGCCCTTGAGCTGGTTTATGCCCTCAATGCCATCGACCTTGAGCGCGACTATTAGATCAGCAACGCTCTTAGCCATCTGATTTCTTCCTAAATTCGTTTAGCGCAGTGGATTCCATAACTTGGAGACCCTCTAGCACTTCACGACGGTTCCCCACATCATATAGGTCAAAAAGCCCGCCGGAAACCAGCAGCACGTCATATTTCAATCCAACGTAGCCTGACATGCTGACCTCCCATTGGGTCTGCATGCGTAGAAACATCATTACGATGTCCCAGTTCTCATCCCAAACCTCAAAATTATTAGATTCTTCTGATTTCGGCTTAGGCGCTGGCAGCTTCAATCCAAAGGCAGCTGCGTCGTCCTTTGTCTTGTCTTCAATCTGTTTGCCACCAGACGCCCAATAAATCGCAGCTTCTTTTAGTTTCCCGCTTGAGCCTCCCCGTAAGTCCTTGTGTAGCTATTGAGAACAGCTTTCAACCAGTCGACATCTTCACAGAACTCCTCAAGCTCTTTAGTAGAAAACGGCACGTCCTTGCCATTCTCGTCTTGGATGCCTTCCCATCCAACAAGAACCTTCTTCAGAAGACTATTGCCCTCATCTTCACTGAGCTTGCTGATCTCAGACATCTTCACTCTCTTGAAGACAGCCGTAAATTCGCACTTGTCAAATTCGCCTGGACGATCTTCGCTTGGTTCTGTTACTTCGACAGGCCACTTGAAAGTTTTTACCTTTTTACGTACAAAAGCCATTGGGTAAGTGCATAAGCAGAATTAGCTTACACAAAAAAAGGGAGCCTGAAAAGGCTCCCAAAATTACAACAACGAGTTGATCAGGTGTAGATCAAATCAAACTCCGCATTGGCTGCAGAGTCAGGCACGCAGGTGTAAGGGATTTCAAGCATCGCAATGCCATCCTGATCTCCATAGG